GTAGTATGGATCGAGCAAGCAAACCCGGATCCAGGAGTAGCAGGAATGACAGCGGAAGGTGCTGAGAAAAATCAAACTGACTTTGATCTTATCGAAAGATCTAGCCAAGTACAAAAGATCTCAGCGTACATCAAAGTTTCGAAAGAAATGTTGTCTGACATCGCATTCATGAGAGGAGAAATCAACAACGAACTTATGGAGTTGGTGTCTTTGAAATTGGATGAGCAAATTCTACTCGGAGACGGTATTGGAAATAACCTAACGGGTATCGATCTTAACGCAGTTCCGTGGGTTGCAGGATCATTCGCAGGAACAATTCCTAGTGCAAATAATACGGATGTACTTCGAGTTGCTATTGCTCAGATTCAGCAGGCAAACTTCATGGCTAACTATATTCTTCTTAACCCTGCAGACTGCGCGTCTCTTGAATTAACAAAAGACCTAGGAGGCGCATACACGTATCCAATCAACATGGCTTACGGCATGCCTAAAACAATCTACGGTCTTCCGGTTATTGAGAACAATTTGATCCCTGCAGGAACTTTCTACGTTGGTGACTTTACTAAATCACACCTTCGAGTAAGAGAAGACATGAACATCCAGGTAGGTTACGTTAACGATGACTTCACGAAAAACCTTATCACTATCTTGTGTGAGGCTCGCGCGGCTCATTTCGTAAAAGTAAACCATTACGGAGCGTTCGTTAAGGGAGATTTTGCTACGGCAAAAGCGGCTCTTGACTTGCCATAATTAATTAATAACGAGGGTGGGAGTTATCCTGCCCTCTAATTAGATCAAAGATGACTGAGAAAAAAACTAACAAAAAGCCAACAACGCCAAAGAAGGCCGTTAAAAAAGAGGTGGAAGTAGTGGAATTGCCTAAATTCGATGTGCGCAAAACGTACAAGATCCAGGCAACTGAAGGGAATAAACACTTAAAAAGCGGTCAGATCTATGAAGTGACGGGAGAATTGGCTGAGATTTTGGTTAAAAGAGGAACGGCAAAACTTGTGTAAATGATAATTCTTGATATTTCAGATTTTAGTAGTGGAAAATTTGCTCTTCATTCGGGAATGTACACCACAACCGACATTCAATCTTACATTGATAAGTATGAAAAACGGTACTTATTGGACTTGCTCGGTGCGGATCTCGGAAACGAATTCGTGACGGATGTTCAAATAGGTGGAGGCAGTCCAACAGAGTCTAGGTTTATCGACATTTATGCTCCGATAGAATTAGATTACGGACACGAATTGATCCTTTCTGACGGCATAAAAGAGATGCTGAAAGGGTTTATCTACTTTGAGTATTTGAAAGATCAAGTAAGTACTGTAACAGCGGTAGGAATGCTTACCCCAAAAGGGGAGAATTCTGAGCCGGTTTCGGGACTTTTTACACAAATGTACACTCGATATAACGACGCGGTTCGCTCCTATAAAGGCGTTCAGAAATATATATGGACGAAGCACGGAGATTATTCGGGTTTTAATGGTCGTAACAAATCACTTGTTTATTGGATATGACAGATATTTCCAAAATAGTAGAGGAGATCGTCTCTAACATTAATAACATCATTGTTGGGGAATATGATATTTCTATGATGGAAAATACGTTTTGTGATACGAAATGGGCCAGGGCAGGGAAAAGGATCCAAAATACGGACACAAGTGAATTATTTAAAATCACTAGCGTTCAAACAGATGAATACATCGAAGCAGTACCGGTCAACGCCGGATTGTTTGAGTCCGGATCCTATGCACTTCCATTTCCGTTTTACATTTCGGGTACTCGTCTTGCCACAAACAAAGAGTGGACTTTGGCCGACAAAGATCTAACTAAAAAAACTCCAATCATTTGGTTATTGGAAACTGTGTAGGAAGAACATTTCGGAAGGGGTGATTCAAGGGAATTCCAAGCGAGTATGAGAATCTTTTTTTTGGATGAAACCAACATAAAAGATTTCTACACCCAGGATCATCGACGTGAAGTGGTGTTGCCCATGCAGAGGTTAGTAGATCAGTTTATTGAAACGATCAACAACGACGCTCGTTTTCAAACGATAGAGAGTTTTCGGATCAAAACTTTCTCCCGATTCGGGGTTGAGCAGGAAAATGGAATGTTTCAAAACATTCTTGATGCAAACCTCTCGGGTGTCGAACTGATCCTTTCTTTGACAAAGTTCAAAGAGAATTGTAAATGTTAAGTATTCACGCCTTAAAACATAGAAAAAATGGCTATTGGATGTAATTGTAATGTAGGACTTTCCAATACGGGACGTCCGAACTGTGTACCTCTGTTTTCAGTTGTTAGCAGTATGATTGCTGTTCCTTTGTTCGCTAATGACGGAACAAGAAACGGTATTGACTTGAACGCAACACTTCCTACATGGGACAACCTTGTGAATGAAGCGGATGCGTCAAAACGTTGGTTTCCAATTCCTGCGTTTGAGAATGTAGAATTGCCGAAAGCAGATTCTCAATTCGAAGAGGCAAACTCGGGAAGAATGGTGTTTTTGCGCCAGGGGAAAAGATCTTTCAGCGGCGAATTGTGGGCTGATGATTCTACCCCAACGTTCCTAGGTAAGTTGCAGGCTAACCGATGTGTAGATTTTGGAGTTTACATTGTTGACGTTAACGGTAACTTGATTGGATCTGAGGAGAACGGATATCTTTATCCTATTCCGGTTGACAATCCTTCATGGGATCCGCGATTCATGTTCGCAACAGATTCTACTACTCAAAAAATCATGCTTGGGTTTGACTTCGATCGTTTGTTTGATGAAAGCACAATGTATTTGATTTCGCCGGAAGAGGCAGGAATTAACTTCACAACATTGAAAGGTTTAATTGACGTAGTATTGACTCCGTCTCTTGACACGATCAACGACGTGACTGTTAAGGCTGAATTTAACTACGGTACTGCTCTGAATAAAATTCAGTTCAAAGGTGCTTTGGTTGCTGATTTCCTTGCCTATAACAACACGACTATGTTGTCTGTTGCCCTTGCTTCGGCCCTAGAAGGTCCGGACGGAACGTATTTGCTTACATTCTCGGTGGCTCAAACCCTGGGAGATAGCATCACGATCTCTGTAAACAAAGCAGGATTCATCGGTGAAGTGACGTACACAATCTAATTTCTGAGCCATGGAAGTAATCAAAATAGGGATATATTCTTTCAATGCAGAGTCATTGAGGGATAAATCGATGAAGGAATCGAGGGAAATGTTTGCAAAAATGCCTCAAAAAGTAGTCGATGAAGCCTGGAAGATAGCAAACCCGAAAGGATCTTCTAAGGCTAAAAAGAAAGAAGATTAACTAAG